CCTGCTGCGATCAGCGGCCAGTCTTCCGGCCACTCCCGAAAAAATACTCGATGATCTCGCCGGCGGCCTGGATGTCGGCCGCATCCATGACATCGAACAAGGCGTTCATCACGACTTGCTTGATCCGGGTCGAGCGGGAGAAGGCGACGACCACGGAGCTATCCTTCGAGGCTGCTGAGACGGCGCGCATATCGGCACCGGTCATGCGGTGGAAGATGAGCGTCTCGTAGTGATCGTCGCGGATCTGCCCGCCTGACCGGATCTTGAG